CGGGTCTGTAAAAACACAATAAGAACTTTTTGATCTATGTATTTCTAACAGCATATCTTTATTATTTAAGTAATTTACTTTTGGTGTAAGCATTGTTCGTATCTCCATTTACATGTATATTATAAACTCTACAGTTAATAAAGTCAAATAAATAATACAATAATAAAGGAATTAAATATGTCAATAGCAGGCGCAGGCGCCGCGGCCGCAGCAGGTATAGGTGCAGCTGGTGGTGCAATAAATTTTATGAGTAACATACGATCAGCAACATTACCAAGAGCAGGAGAAGTTGTAGGAGACGGATTGCAAGCAGTTGCAATGCTTACAGATGCATTTAGTGGCGATGATTGGCGTGTTCGCTTATCACTTCCATCGTGGCCAAGTTTTAGGGGTAGTCCGGTATTAAAACCGTTAAAAGATGCAGGCGGTATGATATTTCCATACACTCCGTCGATTCAGCTTAGTAATAGTGCAGTGTATTCGGCAATGACACCAGTTCATTCAAATTTTAAATTTAATACATATCAACATAGTGATCCTGGTACAATTTCTATTACTGCTCCAATGAATGTTGAAGATAATGCACAAGCGTTGTACTGGATTGCTGCATTACATTATTTTAGAGCAATGACAAAGATGTTTTCAGGTAATGACCCAAAAGCAGGTAACCCGCCGCCAATTGTGCAGCTAAATGGGTACGGGAGTTATGTTTTTAACAATGTACCAGTTGTAGTAACTAGTTTTAGTACAAATTTAACTGCAGAATGTGATTACATTCCAGTTCAAACTAATACAAGTATTGCAGGTGCAGTTGCATCTGCTGCTGGGGGAATAGGTTCTATAGCAGGTGCAATTGGCGGGGCATTTGGTGTATCAAAAGTAACTGATAAGATAACTGACATTACAGATGGAATTTCATCTGTAGCAACTATAGCTAATTCTTTAGGGTTTGGCGGATCAATGGGCGGTGGAACTGCATATGTACCAACTAAAAGTACATTCACTGTAAATTTAACACCTATGTATAGTAGAACAAGTGCTCGCAAATTCAGCTTAGACAACTTTGTTGCAGGCGGGTATCTTAACAACAGTTTTGGATATGTTTAATGGCACAATATAATAATAGAAGTCCTTGGTATAACACCCTAATTACACAAGATTACTTAGATGTTTTAAAAATTCGGCCAGTTGCAGCAGAATATTCAGATTATCTTTATACAATCGAATCACAATACAAGCATCGTCCGGATTTGTTAGCGTTTGATTTATACAATGATGCTGCATTATGGTGGGTTTTTATACAGCGTAATTTAGATGTATTACAAGATCCAATTTTTGATTTTGTACCAGGTAAAAAAATCTACATTCCGCAACTTAGTAAATTAAAAACAGCATTGGGTATATAATATGGCAAATTCAGCAACAACCTTAATTGATAGTGCAACCTCTAGTGTAGCATCTAGTGTTTCGGAGTTTGCATCAAGTTTAGCAACTGCATTTAAATCAGTTGGCGATATTCAAATTCCATTACCAAACGTGTTACATGATTATGCAAGTTATGATTACATTTTAGGTATTGCAGTGTTAAGTGATGCTGATCTTCAGAACCCTAATAGATACATGTCTTACAAAGGGTTAACGTTAATTTGTAAATCAGCAAATGCTGATCCAAGTAATCGAGTTAAGACTGATTATGGCACATTTGATTTTTTCATTGATAATTTAGTAATTGATGCAGTAATTGGACATGAGCGTGGAAACGTTACTAATTCAACAAATATTTCATTTACTATTAATGAACCGTATAGTATGGGAGTTTTTCCAATAGCATGTCAACAGGCAGCATGGGAAGCTGGCCATCAAAATTGGAGAGTAGCACCGTTTGTTTTAACTATTGAATTTCGAGGTAACGACGAATTAGGTGTTATGTCGCTGATTCCTACAACAACTAGATTTATACCGTTTAGATTTATAAATTTAAGTATGAATGTAAATCAAGATGGTGCAGTATACCAAGTAACTGGAATGATATGGAATGATCAAGGTCATAGTGTAAGAAACTCAACGTTAAAAACGGATGTTTCTGTTAAAGGGTCAACTGTTCAAGAAGTGTTACAAACTGGTGAAAAAAGTTTGCAAGCAGTTTGGAATAAAAGATTACAACAGCTTAAGACAGATAAGATTGTTGATGTTCCGGATGAAATAATAATTTTATTCCCAACTAGTATTACAACAAGTGAAGAAGATTCCGGCGGCGGCGGATCCGATAGCGCAACTACTGGTTCTGCAGCAGATTCAAAAACTATTTACACTAACTTAGGTACAACTACTAAAGAGGTAGTAGTTGATGCAGACAACAATAAAATACAAATTCAAGTTCAAGATATTAAAGACGTTAACTTAATTGGAAAAGCAAAGATTGGTGTAGGTACTAATAAGTTTGCAAGTGCGCCTTACGGCAACGACAATGCGGTTTATAATCCTGATTTAAAAGTTAATGTACGAGCAGAAAATACGCCAAAGTTAGATGAGAGTGATTTTAGATTTAGACAAGACACTTCGCTAACAAATGCAATTAACCAAGTGTTATTGCAAAGCGATTATCCAAAAGGTGCGTTTAATCCAGATTCGTTATCAGAAGAAGGATACGTAAAATGGTGGAGAATTGATATTCAAGTGTATAACGTATCAACTGATGCAACATATTCTCAAACTGGTCGTAAACCTACAATTATAGTATATCGAATAATCCCGTATAATGTTCATAACAGTTCTGCGCCACTTGGAACAAATCAACCAGCAGTTGGTTTTGCTGAATTACGCAAGAAGACCGTAAAAGAATACAATTATTTGTATACTGGTAAGAATGTAGACGTAATATCATTTGAAATTAAATTAGAAAATGGTTTTGCAGCCACCATGGGAGCTGATGCAGGAAAACGATCACAGGATATTAGAACTGCAAAAGAGAATGATGCAGAAGAGCCAAAAGCAAATACATTAGCATTAAAAGGTGCTAAACCTCAAAAAACAGGACATCCGGCTGTTATTGATTATGGTGGATTACTTACTAATTCTGAACAGTTAGGTGGTGGCCCTGCTGATACCATTGAAACTCGTGCTGCTAGAATTTTTCATGATAATATTACTAGAGGGTCTGACATGTTAATGTTAGATATGGAAATAGTAGGAGATCCATTTTTTATTGCACAAAGTGGAACTGGAACTTACACTGCAACACAATCTCAATATCAAAGTTTAAACACTGACGGTACAGTAAACTACCAAACCGGAGAAGTGAACGTGATAGTTAATTTTAGAACTCCAATTGATATCAATCAAGATACCGGATTGTATCAATTTGCACCAGAGGTGCCGTCATCACCGTTGCTGCTATATAGTGGGTTATTTAGATTAAACACGCTTACTAGCAGTTTTAAAAACGGATCATTTACACAGAGGTTACATGGAAATAGATTACCAGGACAAGAAAATACAAGCGAACCATCTAAAGATGGATTGTTTAATTTGGGGCAGGTTACAAAAGATGGGTTGGCCGCAATTGGCGGATTTTTTGGAATTTAATAATGGCAGATAATACAAAAGACGTTTCACGTTCATCAGAACCGGCTTCTACCCCAGGACCGTTCCTTGCAAAAGTTATTAGTCATTTAGACCCAACATATATGGGAGGGTTAGAAGTTGAATTATTAAGAGCATCAGGTAACGATCATTCAGAAGGGCAATTGCATCAAGTAAAATACCTAAGTCCGTTTTGCGGTGCAACTGGTGTTGAACAGGTTGGAACAGATCCAAATAATTATAACAACACACAGAAGAGTTACGGAATGTGGATGGTTCCACCAGATCCAGGTTGTACAGTAGTTGTTATTTTTATTGATGGCGATCCAAAACGTGGTTTTTGGATTGGCTGCGTACAAGATGAAAACATGAATTTTATGACGCCGGGCATAGCAAGTACTGAAAATACTATTATTGAAGAAAAGTACAAAAATACTATTAAGAACGGTTCTAGGGTACCAGTTGCAGAATATAATAAACAGATCAATAAAGAAACATCTGATCCAACTAAATTTAAAAAACCAATACATCCGTTTGCTGCAGTTTTAGTAACAAGCGGGTTAGACAAAGATGATACTCGAGGTATAACAACAAGTAGTGCTAGACGAGAAACTCCTAGCATGGTATTTGGAATATCAACTCCCGGCCCAATTGATAAGCAAAATGGTGCAAAACAAGGTACTATTGGAAAGAAAGAGCATGCAATTAAGAATGCGTATGTAAGCAGGTTAGGTGGTTCAACTTTTGTTATGGACGACGGTGATGACAAGTTTGTTAGAGAAAAGAAACCATCAGAAGCAGGACCTACGTACATTCCTGTTGAACAGGGTAAAACTGCAAAAGATCATACCATGCCGCATAACGAATTAGTTCGAATTAGGACTAGAACCGGACATCAAATTTTATTACATAACAGTGAAGATTTAATTTACATTTCACATGGCAGCGGCAATTCTTGGATTGAAATGACTGCAAATGGCAAGATAGACGTGTATTCTAAAGATAGTATTAGCATGCATTCTGAGCAGGATATAAACTTTACTGCTGGTAGAGATATTAATTTTACTACAATTGCAGGTAACGTTAGCACTAATGCAACGGGAAAGATATTAGAAACGTCAAGCGGAACTAATGAAACAAAAGCAGGTGGCAACATTATAGAAACTGCTCCACAGATTCATATGAATGGTCCGGCTGCAGCAGTTGCACCAAAAACAAATAGAGTACCTACTAAAGAACCATGGGCAGGGCATGAGAATTTAGATCCAACGTTAGTTACACCGGCTAAAACTAAATCTGTAGTAGCACCACCACCTAAACCTGTAGTACCTGCAATGTTTAAAAAATATACAACTACAACTGATACTTTTAATAAAGTTAAACCACCGGAGAAGAAAAAATGAGCTCAGTAGTATACGATAGGATTTTGTTACCTGCAATACCAACTAAACCTGAATTAGTAGCTCCTAAAACGTATCGAGGTTTTAGTACAATACACAGTAATGCAGAACATTTTAGTTTGTATGATTTCGACCTGATTAAACAAGATATCTTAAATCACTTCCATATTAGACAAGGTGAAAGATTAATGCAACCAAGGTTTGGTACAATTATATGGGATCTGCTATTCGAACCGTTAACGGCTGATGTAAAATCTTTGATTGAGCAAGATGTAACTTCGATTATTAACTATGACCCACGGGTATCAATCTCTGATACTTCAATAACAACATACGAAAGTGGTATAGAGATTGCGTTTAC